AATACGTTTATACATTTTACAATTTAATCCTAATTGTTTATAAAGGAACTGAGCATTTTCTATAAAAGGTTCTACAGTATCATCGCCCATAGCGGCTACTTCAGTAACCTCAGGGGTTTCATCGGACATTAAAATGACTAATTTAACTGTGAAATCTCTAATATGAGAATTAGTGGAGGAAGTATTGTCGCTACCAGATAAAACAATACCTGGCGGATGTAACAACAATGTTCCATTGGACAGTTGGAAAACTGAATTTTTATAAACTTCATTGCGTTGTTCACAAAGACGTTTATACCAAGGGGCTGTGCTAGTTTGTATGCTGAGTCGGAATTCTACATCCGCATCTAACATCCAATCTTTAACATTCCAGTCCCAACCACTAATATCTGCTTCAGCAAAATTGTGTAAACCTTGTTTATTAAAGGTTTGAAAAATGTATTTATTCATCTCAGGCGTGAATCCCATACCAGGTTTATATGATAGTTTCATCCAATTAGCTATTTCATGTTTATTTACATGGTGATTAAGAAATTTTTCAACCATCTTATCTACCAAAGAAACAGACATAATTAAACGAACTCTACCTTCTTTTATTTTATCAACCTTGTGTGGTTCATTCTTAACAAAAATTCTTACAGGATCAACCATATCATCTTCTAAAGCTTGACGTGGTGAAACAAAATCTATTTCTAACAAATTTTCTATTCTATTTAAAACTAATTCTAAGAATTCATCTCCCAATATTTTCAAAACACCATCGTTGGTAGGACTTAAGTTATGTAAAGGAACTCCTGGAGAGGAATCTAACTTTATATATCTTAATAAACTTTGTAAATATTTGCGGGATGTATCTCTGTTATAATCTGCAGTAAAAATTTTTGGAGCCTCTATCTTCTTTCCATAGTTGGTACGCATGAGGGCCAGTGCGCGTTGTATGCTGGATTCATCGGGCTTTGCCACGAAGTTGATCCTTGAGGATTGTACTCTTGCGCTGGCATACTCTGCATCTGAGCCACGGGGGGGCCATGCATACGACGCTGCTGCGGGGTATTTTGATTTGAATTCTTTCCAAACTTCTGTTTCTTGGGTAGATTGTGACTCCCTGAAACGACAAGTTGTTGTGCCTGCTGGCTCCCAGTACTTCGCATTTTCAACCCAGGTGTATTGACACCAGGGGGTAGTTTTGCGAGCTGAGATCCTTCCGTCCAAGTTCCGAAACTCCTCGTAAGTGGTTGCTGTTTGGTTATTACCTTCGCAACTACTACACTTTGTTCTGTCCGGACAACTTTCGG